GCAACTGATAAGATGACCATACCTTTTGCGTATTATGATGACACAAGAAAAGATATATCGCAGAACTATATGGCCAAGTTAATGGTCGATACCAATACAGCCAAGTTACATAACGACTATGAAATACCACTGCCATCAGAAACAACACAATTACAAGTACCACAGTTACAACAATTACAAGGTACCAATTTAAGACTATTAGTATTTGGTAACACACTTATACACGCAGGTGATGTCATTACTTTTGATTTACCACTTATGCGACCATTAGGCGGTGATAGACAAGAAAGTAATCCGTACTACGGTGGCAGATATATGATAATGTCAATTAAACATATTATTAATATCGCCGCTCAAAGGCACGAAATGATATTAAACTGTATGAAGGACGCCGTAAGAACACCGTATCCTATAGAGAAAGACAGTAACTCAATAAACACACCAGAATTAGGAGTATCAAACATCTACACCGAAGACAGTAATATCCTCAGTGGTGATATACTAGAGAGGTTATAAGAGATGCTAAGAGATTTTCCGAACGCTGGCAACTTCCAGGAGTACGACTACGAACAAGAACATATCGAGTGCGATTGGAAGAGAGTATATAAGACAAATCATTTAGTTTCGTCATATGAAGGAGGCCAACAATGATAAAAGCGTGGTTAATAGCCGTAGTAATGACAAATAATGTAGATGTCTATGTCTTTGAAAAACCCTCATTTGATACTGCTCCACAGTGTATTGAATGGGTCAATATGAATCCACAAGCGTGGGTACCACCAGTGATGGAGGCCTTCCCTAATGGGTCAATAGATATGGTATATTGTGTAAAAGAAGAAAAGATAAGAGAACTGTTACCTGAATTTGATAAAAAACATAAGAAAGAAGAGAAAGGAAACTATATATCAGCATGATTGAAAGAATGATGACTAAGTATTACCAAGTCAAATACGCTTATTTCTATAAAGGAAAGAAAGCGGCCGTACTTGAATTACTAGGAAAGAACTAATATGATAGGTGATGTATATACTTACTTGGCCAGTCTAGGATATGATGTTACGCAGAAAAAAAGTCAACCAGGACAACGAATTAGTAAGAACAATAAGAAAAACAAGCGCTTGCGTACAGGCCTTTTAAATAGGCTTAAAATGCGTATGCTGAGTGCTTTAAAAGGCGAGCAATATCGGTAAAAAACAATGGCATACGATAAAAATTTTTTAGGAAAAAACGGTTTTATTTGGTTTAACGGTGTCGTAGAAGACAGAAACGACCCTCAGAAAGCTGGCCGTCTCCGTGTTCGTTGCTTAGGCTTTCACACGGCCAATAAACAAACATTACCTACAAGCGACTTACCGTGGGCAACTTGCGTTTTGCCAGTTACTTCTCCGGGAATTAGCGGATTAGGTGGCCATTCTTTTCTGGTGGAGGGAAGCTGGGTTTTTGGTTATTTTAGAGATGGCGAAGATTGTCAGGAACCGATTATCCTAGGTTCTTTACCTGGCCGGCCAATTGAATATGGCAAGCCCTCTGGTGGTTTTTATGATCCTACACCGAGAGAAGATAATGAAGAAATAAGTAATTATCCACGAGAAATTAACGAACCGGATGCAAATCGTCTGGCCGTTAACAATCCTGAGAAAGTCGCTTCCTCATTAAGCGCTAGGAGAGAAGCTCGTAGGATAGCGCTTGCCACGGCCGATTTTGATTCCATAACAGACGCTTCTGGTGGAAGTGTTTTGGCCAGTGACGGCACTACATGGAACGAACCTGAGATTTCTTATATGGCCGTTTATCCATATAATCATGTGTGGGAAAGCGAAAGTGGCCATATCGTTGAATATGACGATAGTTACACCATAGACGACAATGGAGAGCGTACCAACCACTACCGTGTCCATATGCGACATACCACAGGCACATCTATGGAATGGCTACCTAATGGTGACCATGTCGCATTGAATAAGGCCAACCATTATAACATAACACAAGGCAATTGGCAACAGCAGGTAGATGGATATAAAGACTTAACCATAGATGGCCATTACAAACTAAAGATTAATAGTGATGGTGCGGCCAATAACCACTATGATATACAAGTAGGACCTAATGCGAATATCAATATACAGGTAGACACAGGTAAGATAAACTTAGTGACCAAACAAGGTGATATTAATGTGAAGAGTGGTGGTAATTACAATGTAGATGTAGGTGGTAACTATACAATGAGGGTGGCCGGCAATAGAGCCATTACTGTGAATGGTACAACGAATGATACCACACAAGGTGCAGTACAACATAG